AAATTTGCATTAAACAATCATCGACCACAACATCGAATAGAATATTTTCTAAAAACAGCCGGGTTGCTAAAATAAATGGAAAAGTTTTTCATAATTGGTTTTAATAAAACTGCCACCACAACATTGGCACATTTGTTTGGCAAATCCGGTTACAAATCACATCATGGTATAAAATGGCCTGACAATCCTAACTCATGGGAGAGATACGATGTGTTTTCTGATGGCACACACACAGGAGGCAAGTTTAAAAAATATCATGAGAAATACCCAGATGCAAAATTCATTTTAAACACTCGTAGATTTGATAAATGGATAATCAGCAGATTCAAACACGGATTCGCGACCAAAAAAATGAAATGGAAAAAGGTCAATTACTGGGCATGGCCACCAACAAGAGACAAAGTTGAAAGATGGTACAGAATCAGGATTGATCATTATTTGGACGTGTTTGAATTCTTCAAACATAAACAAGAATTGTTATCAATAGTGAACATAGATGCACCTGGTTGGGAGGAACATGTGATAGCAAAATTCGAACTGAACATACCAACTGGTACAAACACACATAAGAACAGAAGAGCGTCCAAGAGCAACCCTAAATTGAAAGAGATTGTTGATACAGCGAATGGTTTCATGGATGACATGGGATTGACAGAACAGAGCAGAATGTTCACACTGTTACCTGAGAACATGATGTCTGAATACGAATTTATAGATAATTTATACTTAAAATGAAAGGTGCAATTTTACTGTATGGTATAACGAGAGGTAACGGTAAGGTGGTTAGTGAGTCGCTGGAATCCGCAATATACAGCAAGCTCAAAACCGCGGCTCATGAACTCACAATATATCAACATGTTTTTGAAGTTGATTCGATAGACAATCCGAGATCCAAAGTCGGTGAGCATGGTACTGAGATAGAGGATAAAAAAGACTGGAAACACTTCAATGCTACACAGACCATTTTTGAGAATCAAACAAAATATGATTTAGATACAGATTGGGATGATGTGTTGAGTGATTGTAACATACATTTCAAGTGCGGTCATTCGATCAGCAATCTTAAAAACATGTATAGACAAATGCATAGTTTGGAAACAGTTTATGGTATGATTGAAAATAAATCAGCATACGATTATTACTTTATACTGAGACAGGATCTACTTTACACATTGACAGAAAATGACAAGATGTTAGACTCGATAAACAACATACAGGGCAACAAAACACCATGCGTGGATGTACCTGGCTGGGGAGCGCCATATGGTGTCAATGACCGTATCGCCATAACTAACAAAACTGGTGCAGATGTGTATTGTAACAGATGGAGATACATCAACACATGCCCGGAAGGAGTCAGTTCAGAGGTCTTTCTAGAACACGTTTTGAACAACACCAATACAAAACATAATAAATTCCGGCAAGTTGGTAAAAGATTAAGAGCCAATGGAGAGATTGAAAAATATGACAAGAAGTTATAATAAATATATGTATGATCGACCACCGGACAAAAACTGTCTTCATACATGTACCCAAATGCGGTGGTACAAGTATAGAATCGAGTTTTAATGTTTCCGCGAGGTCTCGAGATGATGAACGAGCCACCGGGTGGTCAGGTAAGCGTAAAATGTTTTTACAACATGCAACCGCGAGACAGATACTTAGATGGTATCCTGAGACAACCGAATACACTTTCTTCACATTTGTTAGAAACCCATATGACAAGCTTGTCTCGACATATCACTACTTCAAGAGATTGAACATTCTGCGTGTGAGTTCATTTAAAGAATTTGTTTGTACAGAGAAGCCTGTGAGAAAATTCAACATAAACAAACCACACTTCATCAGTCAACATGAATACACGCATAGTAAATCTGATGAACAGATAGTTCAACATATCGGTAGATTTGAACAATTACAACAAGATTTTGACAACATGTGCAAGCATCTGAATATCACCGCACAGATGTTACCACATGAGAATAAAAGCAAGCATCACGTATACACAAAGTATTATGATGATGAAACAAGGGCAATTGTTTCTGAGAGATTCGCGAAAGATCTAGAGCTCTTCAAATACACGTTTTAAAGATATGCATAAAGTTGGTTTCGCTTTTCTAGTCAAACGTCACTTCCATAACAAAAACTATTTGGAGACGTTCTTCAGCAGTTTGAATTGTGATTATGAAATATGTGTGCACTCCAAGAGTGACATGAAATTCGACTTGCCGTTTGATGTTGATTATATACCGAGCATTAAAACACGATGGGCAACACCAAGCCTGGTAGTAGCAACATCGATGCTATTTGATCATTTATTTAACAAAGGATGCACGATTGTGTATCTAATGTCTGGAGACATGATACCATTGAGAAAGTGTAAGAAATATGTAGAGCGTAACAGAGAGACAACATTTCAAATACAATCAAAACACAATGTGCCTGTGAGTATAAAGCGATACAGAATACAACAATACAATCGAACCACACCGGAATTTAAATTGAAGGTATCAAAAAGAAATTTTACCAAGCAAAACATGTTCTTCTGCATGAAGAAAAGCGATTTTTATAAAATCCCGGTCGATGTAGAATTGTTCAAAGGTGTGCATGCGGTGGATGAATGGTTTTGGGTCAACTCAATGAAGATGTATAACTTAAAGTATAAAAACCACGACAAGTACCTGTATTGCAACACAAGTATATTTAAAACTCAAGCACTTGATTACACGAAATTACCAGCACCTGATATAGATGATAATTTTTTGTTTCTCAGAAAAATAAAACTTGAGTAGATATTGAAACGAAAAAACAAACTACTATATTTAAATAAGATTAAGAACGAGAATAAAAAAAAGAAAAAGAAATGAAATCTAAAGTCATAATTCTACAAGTTGATAATCGACCAGCATACAACATACTATTGTCCACACAACAGGTCAACAAACACATGTGCAACCATTTTGCTGATTATGACGTGAAATACATGTTTCAAAATTTAAATGACATATCAGACGCAAAGTTGATCAACAAACAACCAGGTGACAGAAGAGGATGGAACACGAAGTATAAGAAAATGTTCGCTGTACAGGATCTTCTCCGGAACAATGAGTTCATATTCATGGTATTTTTAGACTCTGATGCATGGATACAAAACCCAAATCATGTCAATCAACTGCTCAACAGACTTGAAAGTCAACAGACAAAAATAGGTGCATTTTCACGTGACCCGTACATTGAATCAAACACTCATATCAATAGCGGTTCTTTCATACTGAAGTGTAATGAAGCTTCTATCAATATGTATGATCAGATCATATTCAATTACAAGACCAGGCCCAAATCTCCTAACAAGCATAAAAATCACATAAAATTCCATGATCAGTACTTTGTTTCTGAGTATGTTGAGCAAAATAAAAGTCAATTTGATATTTTTGAACCTGATGTGCTGAACACTCCAACTGGTCAGGTTCTTCGGCACTATTGGTTCAACAAGAGAGATTACAAAGACTTTAACAGACAAACAACACAGCTCATGAAAACAAGCGAATTTAACAACACAAAATATAATTTTGATGTGCGGTTAGATGATAAATAATGGTATCATTTGATATCCATGAAAGTAGGTTTCGCGTTTTTAGTCACTAAAGAATTTCACAACAGAGAACATTTAAAAAATTTTTTTGATAGTTTAGGTCTTGATATAAAAATATGTGTTCATTCAAAAAAGAACGCTAGATTCAATTTACCGTTTCCGGTGGACTACATAAAGAGTATCAAAACCGGTTGGGGTCAACCGAGTTTAGTCAAAGCGAGTATTCTTTTGTTTGAACATCTATTTGACAAAGGATGTGATATTGTGTATCTAATGTCCGGGGACATGATACCGTTGAAACGATGCAAAAAATTCATTACACGCAATCGAAAAACAACATTCCACACACCACCTCCAATACACAATGACAAACCTCACAATCCAACCATAAAACGTAATCATAATCAATACAAAGGTACATCACTACAATTCAAAGATAAAATTACATTTAATAAATTCACAAAACAAAACATGTTCTTCTGTATATCCAGTCACGATTTTAACAACATTGAACCAGATTTTAGTCTCTTTCAAAGAACATTCGCGATTGATGAATGGTTCTGGATCAACACGATGATATATCATGGTATGAAGTTTCAGACAAATATAAATTACATCTACTGCAACCCTAAATTGCATGAAACACAGGCCTTGTTTTTTGATGAGATACCTGAGAGTGTTAACAATGAATTCTTGTTCATGAGAAAAATACATCTGGACGTGAATTGATCATCTAGAATAAATACTATTGATGGTTAACGATGAATATAAATTTATATTTGTACATGTGAGAAAAACCGGGGGAACGAGTCTTGAGCAAGTTTTTGATTCTTCCGCCGGTCACGGGAAAGATGAAGTACCGTACAAGCATTACACGGCTGTAGAACTACGAGAAATGTTTCCACACAAATGGGACAAGTATTACACGTTTAGTTTTGTCAGAAACCCATGGAGCTGGTTGGTGTCACGTTACAAATGGAGCAACGGTGTGCATAATTACATTAAATCAGCGACATTTGAACAATTTGTAGTAGAATTGTGTCAAGGTAACACAAGCAACATCCCGCAATGGATAGTGAGAGCGTGTGAACCACAAATCAACATGATTGGAGACAACAACAGAGTAATTGTTGATCATGTGTACAGATTTGAACAACTGCAATCCGGGTTCGATCACATATGTGATACGATCAATCACCCAAAAAATAAACTGCCACACAGCACCAAAACAAAACACAAACACTACACTGAATACTATGATGATACAACACGTGAGCTTGTCACACGTAAATATGCTAGAGATATAGAAACATTTGGATATATATTCGGAGACTAGCATGAAAGTAGCGTACATAACAGCAATAACAGGTGCATATGAAGCAACCTGTAAAAAGTTTCCAAAACAAACCGTGGATAGCGATTTTATATGCTTCACGGATTGTGAGAACATAGAGAGTAATGGTTGGGAGATAGACACACGTGAGTACCACTACGAATTTCCATCCGATGTTGATAACAACAAATATAAAAACTCTCTATGTAACAACAAACACACATTCAATATAGCCAAATATTACAAGCAACAATTTCACAACATACCTCGACTCAAATCGTATGATGTTGTTGTGTGGGTTGACGGTACTGTGTCTATAAAAAACAACAACACCAGTAAAGATCTGATCGCGCATATGGACGAAGGTAACTTGTTGATAACATGTGAGCATCGAAAACATAGACGTTCACTGAAAAAAGAAGCTGAGATGTCAGTCTCCAAAAGACTACGCAAACCGAAGTATGCATCAACACACTGGAATGGTCAAGATCAACCGTACCAAGACACCATCGAGCAATATGAACAGTATGTTAAAAATGGATACACGGAGCAATACTGGGTGAATGTTAAACCAAGAAATAGATACTATGGGGTTTTTGTAACATGCTTCACTGGATGGGACATGAGGAATGAAAAAACTAGGCAATTTTTAGATATGTGGTACAAGCAAACATTACAACACACAACACAAGATCAAGTAGGATTTGCTTATGTTGCCCAAAAAATGAACATACACCCATACACGGCCATGTTCAATGGTCAATCCGGTTACTACTGGAGCGGTGCTCCGCATAATAATTATTTTGAAAAAATCGCACACGGTCAATAAATTAAATTGATTTCCGGTGTCAACAATATTAAAATAATTGTATGATAGTTTCGCACAAACATAAGTTTATATTTGTCAAAACACATAAAACCGCAACACAATCATTTTTCAATGTGATCAAACCACATCTCGGTCCAGATGATGTTGCAGTGGGTGATGAACGTGTAGCTGATGACACATACAATCTAGATAGACCCACAGAAGAGTGGAGATTTGTTGACACGAGTCTCAATCTAGACAAGCAATTCCCCACCGGAAAGAGTGCGAGAGACACAAAAGAGTACATGGGTAATCACATACCATGGTTCACAATAAAGGATATTGTTGGAGACGAGATCTGGAATACGTACGCGAAATTTTCTATCGAAAGAGATCCATTGGATCGTATTGTATCTCTATTCTATTTTTTAGAGAAAAGATTTGTACACCCACTTGGTGGGGTGCGTGTCAATCCAGACAGCAAATGGTTAGAGGGTATCAATTTCGCAATAAATGAGAAGCATGATGATATAGTTGCAGTTGGAGCTGGTAATCCTAAAAAACCTAGAGACCCGAAATTTTTCGTAATGAAAGACAAAGAACAATCCCCTGTTGATCTGGACCCGGAGGGTGTTAGAGAATATTTCGAAGATTGGGTGTTGTGTCAATTGTTGTGTGATGAATTGTCATTAACAGACATCAAAACATACGGTGTTGAGGCAGTAGAGCCAGAAAGAAAGATTTACAAGCAAGCGTGTGACAAACACAAGTTGGTCGCAATGTTTATGGAGGATGAATCTCGCGTGAAACTCAGTGTCAACAATCGGCAGTGGATGACATGTCCATCATTGAAGCAAGACATACTAGTATCTGATAGAGATTATTACAACCCGAACACAAAAAATGCATACAAGCGATTTTTATCACTTGAGGGTCAATGTAGATTTTTAAACTATGGTTACTATCATGATGGTAAAGAGATGCAAATTGACCATCTTGTAAAATTCTCAAAAGACCTGCCAAGAGAGTTTAATAAATTCTTCGATAAACATGATATAAACATCAAACTATCACCAGATGATTTCAAAAAACGTTCACTGAATATCAATCATCGCAAAACATTAAACAAGGTGAAAACAGTTGATTGGTGGTTTAGTGGGAAAAGAGGTGAAAAAATTAAAAATTTAATACACAAAAGGTTCGATAACATAGTCAAGTTCAAATAAGTATAGTCATGTCGTCAGAATACGTCTCGCATCTATGTACCTTCATGGGAAGGGAAGCCAATTTAAAGATACTTTTACCATATATCGAAACCTGTTTGCGTGTTGAAGCCATTGATAATTACTGGTTCATTGACATGACTCGTAAGAGATCAGATCACGAGTATATAAAGCAAGTAAGTCAGGAGATGAATGAGAAATTCCCTGGTCGTGTTCATTTGTACAACAGTGATGAGAGGTCAGCAATTATCGATGACCCAGAAGTCATCAAGACAGTTTCAAATGATTGGAGTGTGTTTTACAAGTTTTTGAGGAAGTTTAATGATAATGATATCATTGCTAAATGTGATGACGACACATACTACATTGATGTTGAAACACTCAAGGGTGCTTTTGATTACAGATGGAACAACAAACGTCCATACATCATGCACGCTAATGCTATAAACAATGGTGTAGCTGCATTTCATCAGAGCAAGAAAAAGATATGGGATGGTGATGAAGAGAAACTTTATCCGATTGGTGGTCTGACTGGTCCCCTTTTCTCACACCCGGAGATTGCATGTAAACATCATGACGCGTTCGCGACCGATATGTTACAAGACAGAAGCAATATCAACAAGTACAAGCTTGGTAAAAACATACATTTTACTAACAGAGTGTCAATCAACTTCTTTTTCATGTTGGGTAGTGATCGCAACAGTTTATCAAAAATCACACGACAAGATGAATATGACACGAGCTGCAAGTACCCTCAAGTCGAAGATAGGCCCAACATGTTGATTGGTGATTTCACGATGGCGCATCACACGTATGGTGTTCAAGAGCCGGTGATGGAAAGACTCGAGACTGATATCAAATATAGAGAGCTTTCTGAAAAATTAAACAGTGAAGATGTTGTGTATGAACACAAGCCAATAACAGACAAATACGCACCCACGTCTACAATAAAATCTGGTGACGAGTATGTGGCGAGAGCATGGGTGGAAAAAAATTCGTACTGCTTGAGAGATCCCAAGACACAGTTATACATATCAACACAAAATGTAGTGGCGAACAATCCCAATGGTGATTTTCTCAAAACAAGGTGGGATTCCACATCTGATCTGAAGCAGGCGTGTGTGTTCAATATAGATGTTAATGATGAAAATTGCATGTGGATCAACAACAGCATACAAATAATCAGACACCCGGACAAGGATAAAGATCAAGAAGCAGCAGGGATGGGGTACACATTCTTTCAAGGACTGTACACCAGAAGCAAAATGACCACCACAAGAGACAATGACAAGATTGTGATCAGTCCATCTGGTAAGAGTGATTACACACTCGCTCCGGCGATTTTAAACGACAACGTACCGGTGGATGACAAACGTAGATCATTGTTGTTCTGGACAAGGAAGGCGAAATTTGAATGGGATCTCGTGCCAGTAAATCAATACAACAATCGTGTTGTATCAATGAACATCATCCGCCCGGATAAATGGATGCAATACACCAATGATGAAACGAGAGGTGAATCAAAGATTGATGATTTACCTAACAACAACGCGCCACGTGATTACATCTGGATGATCAAAGATTATATCTGGGAATTCAATAAAGTTGATGACAACAAATATCAGATAAAACTAGTGGCGGATGACAAGGAAGATTTGTTTCTTGGGAAGCTCGGTAAAACTAACAATGTCGGTACAATCAAAAAACCTGAAAAATGGATCATCGATGGTGAAAAGCTCAGACATGGTCCGTCTGGTAAAGAGCTGCATGTTAACGACGTTGGTGAGATTAAATTAGAAGAAACCGGTTCGAGTTTAGATATCAACATACAGTGAAAATACTAATCACAGGCGCCACAGGACTTGTAGGTGCAAGCATGGTCAAACAAGCGCGTGATTTGTTTAAACATGAAGTCATATCAGTATCAAGTAAAGATTGTGATTTATTAGATGCGAGAGCAACTGAGAATTACATAGTGGGTCACAAACCTGATGTTGTGATACATCTAGCAGCCAACGTTGGTGGGTTGTTCAAAAACATGAACAACAAAGTTGAGATGTTTGAACATAACATTCGCATGAATTCAAATGTTATCAGTGCATGTCACAAAGCTGGAGTTGAGAGATTCATAGGAACGTTGTCTACATGTATATTTCCAGATAAAACTACATACCCTATTGATGAGAGCATGCTGCAACTGGGACCACCACATACATCCAATGATGCGTACGCTTATGCCAAGAGAATGTTGATGGTGCAATGTGATGCATATAACGAACAGCACGGTACAAACTACTCATGCATCATACCCACAAATGTGTATGGTGATAATGACAATTACAATCTACAGGACGCTCATGTGATCCCGGCACTCATACACAAATGCTATCTAGCCAAGAAAGAATCTAAAAGTTTCGTCGTCGCGGGTTCTGGTAAACCTTTGAGGCAATTCATACATGCAGATGATCTGGCCAATATAACACTACAGCTGATTGATAAAATCGACAGAGAGAGTGTCATCATATCACCAGAGCAAGAAATCAGCATAGGTGATGTAGCTAAACATATCGCTGATGCATTTGATTACAGCAAGATGATGAGATTTAATCTCGAGTTACCTGATGGTCAATACAAAAAGACTGCTGACAACACAAAGATGTTGAAACTAATATCCGATTATGAATTTATCGATTTGAAACAAGGTATATATAGAACTGTCGACCACTTCATAAATAACTTCGATCAAATTAGAAAATAGACAAATGAAAAAACTTGCATTAATAACAGGCATAACAGGGCAGGATGGATCATATTTAACGGAATTATTACTGGATGAAGGGTATGAAGTGCATGGTATAGTGCGCAGAAGCTCTTCTATCAACACCGGGAGAATCGACCATCTATACGACAAGATAACGCTACACTACGGCGATTTAACGGACAGTACAAACATAACACGTTTAGTTGCATTGCTAAAACCAGATGAAATTTACAATTTAGGGGCCATGAGCCATGTCAAAGTGAGCTTTGAGGTACCTGAATACGTTGCAGATGTTGATGCTATCGGTACATTGCGCATTTTAGAAGCTGTGAGATTGAATGGTCTTATAGATAAAACCAAAGTGTATCAAGCATCAACAAGTGAATTGTACGGGCTTGTGCAAGAAGTACCACAGCGTGAAACAACACCATTTTATCCTAGATCACCGTACGGTTGCGCAAAGCTTTACGGGTATTGGATTACTAAAAATTACAGAGAATCGTATGACATGTTTGCCTGTACCGGTGTGTTGTTCAATCATGAATCCCCAAGAAGGGGAGAAACATTTGTGACAAGGAAAATAACCAGGGCGTTGAATAGTATATTGAAGGGTGATCAAGACAGATTAACGCTGGGTAATCTAGATGCAAAGAGAGATTGGGGGCATGCCCGGGATTATGTACGTGGTATGTGGTTGATGTTGCAGCAAGACAAGCCTGATGATTATGTGTTATCCACAAATGAGTTTCACAGTGTCCGAGAATTTGTTGAAATGAGCTTCAAGTTGAAAGGATTTGATATCAAATGGAAAGGTGTAGGGGTAAGTGAGATTGGTTATGATGAATCAACTGGTCGCGAATTGGTGTTTGTGTCAGAGAATTATTTCCGACCCGCGGAAGTCGAACAGTTACTTGGTGATTCTACAAAAGCTAGACAAGAGCTAAAATGGGTACCAGAGGTCAGTTTTGAGCAGTTAGTTCAAGAGATGGTCGAACATGATTGTGGGGCTGACGAGTGAAAATTGGAGTTGTAGGTAATGGATTTGTTGGCAGAGCCATGACTCTGTTACGACCAGGTGTCGATGTTCTGGTTTGGGACATCGATCCAAATAAATGTGAACCGTTCAATCTGACATTCGAACGGTTTGTTAATGATGTAGAATTGATCTTTGTCGCGGTACCGACACCAATGAACCCAGATGGTACATGCCATCTCAACATTGTGAGATCTGTTGTCAATAAAATAAAGGAGCTTAATTATGAGAAACACATCGTATTGAGATCAACTATACCACCTGGTACATGTGACAGCATGGATGTTAGTTTCATGCCGGAATTCTTGACCGAGAAAAATTGGGCACATGATTTCAAAAACTGCGAACAATGGATAATTGGTACTGACAACACATTAATTTACAACAAAATAAAAACAATATTCTCACAAGCCAAATCGAGTGAATCTGTTGTTAATGACAACATAATACAAACAACACCTGCAGAGGCAGAGATGATCAAGTATGTAAAAAATTGTTACCTCGCAACAAAAGTTAGCTTCTTTAACGAGATATACAACACATGTCAAGCAGCAAATATCAATTTCGAAAATGTACGAAGTGTGGCCTGTGAGGATTCTAGAATAGGTATAGGGCACTCAACGGTACCGGGACATGATGGTAGGACGGGGTACGGTGGAACGTGTTTTCCGAAGGACATGAATGCTTTGACTAAATTCATGGAGCAACACAACGTCGTGTCACATGTACTATCGGGTGCTGTGATCAGAAATGAAACGATCGATCGTGTTGAAAAAGATTGGTTGAGTGACACTGGCCGAGCAGCAATCTAAGCATATATAATACATATGAAAGTAAATATATACGGGTGTGGAATGAGCGGCACGGTCGCTGCAATTTTATTGAAAGAGCAGGGTCATGATGTCGAGATTTTCGAGGTCAGAGATCATATTGCCGGTAATTGCTATGATCATAAAAATGATGATGGGTGTACAGTACATGAATATGGATCACATATCTTTCATACAAATGATGAATCTGTTTGGAATTTTCTGAACAAATACACAAAATTTAATGACTATGAACACCGGGTGCGTGCCAACACAAGTGTAGGTTTAATCAGCATACCTTTCAGCAAGAAGACGGAAGAGCAACTCGGTCGAGATTTATCACCAACTGAGATACAAGAGCTGTTGTTCCGTGAGTATTCGGAACGTCACTGGGGCATACCTTGGGAGCAATTACCCAAGAGCATCAGCGGTCGTGTGCCTAACAAACGTGACAATCATGATGACAGATATTTCACAGACAAATACCAAGGTATCCCGGAACACGGTTATACCAAAATGTTTGAAAACATGCTAGATGGTATCAAAGTTAATCTAGGTGTAGAACATGGTTTGCACAAGCGTCTCAAAGCAGATCTTGTTGTTTGGACAGGAAAGGTATCTGAGTATTTTGATTTGAAATTAGGTCATCTCCCTTATCGTTCATTACGTTTTGAACATGAGCGTGTAAAGAAGGATCCACTGTATACATGGGAGCAAGGCGCCGTTATAAACGAATGTAATACCAAGCCTTTCAATCGTACCATGGATAGTAGTGTGTATTTGAATGAACAAGTTGAACACACCATACACACACGTGATTTTCCAGAAGAGTATGAGCCCGGTAAGAATGCGCCTATATATCCGAAAACGTTCGGTGAAGGACCAGAAGTGTACAAAAAATATCAGCAAATGGCCAACAGTGACCCCAACACAATATTTTTAGGTAGACTAGCAACATATAGATATCTAGACATGTGGATGGCAGTGAAACAGGTTATGGGCAAGCTGAAAAAAATTAGCTAAACACAACAAACGAGTGTTTTGCAATAAATATTAGTATATGAGTTGCGAAACACAGGTAAGGCCACTGAGTTCATTTTACAGTACAAATCTGAACCCGATTGTAAACACATATGAGAAGCTCGCGACAAGAATTGCATATACATTAGGTTACCCACAAATAAATATCGAAGCACATCAAAATCAGGTGTATGATAACATCAGCATTGCTATTGAGATGTTCAGTAAATATGCAGGATACACGGAAGAATTTTTAACATTCAACTCACGACTATACACACCAGGTCGTGGTATACGCATGGACGTGTTGTTCACAGCAACTGATCAATTGAGTCAACTCGGTACATATGTTGATCCGACATCTAGTGAGAAGGTGGAGCTTGATCTTGATCTATACACAACCACAGTTGATCAATTGAAACATCAAACCAATAGCACAGTGGTACAAGATGTGTCTGGAACTCCAGGATGGGATGTTTCAACTGATAGTTATCGTAGGGTCATAGATGTGTTTGCGTTTGAAGAGGGTAGCTCGTCTGGTGTCAACACACTTTTCACATTGGAGCAGACATTAGCACAACAGACATATTTTAGTTATGCGATGGGTAAATATGGTTTCGATTTGGTGAGTTGGTACACGATGAAAGAATGGTTAGAGACGAGACGTAAATTGCTTTCACAAGATTACTATTACCGCTTTGATGACAGATCACAGACATTGAGACTCACACCAGAGCCTAATCTGAACACAAGAAGAATGGAATTTTTCGGAGTTGTCGGAGCTTATGTTGAACGCCCGGTGCATCAACTAGTCAGTGAACCATGGGTGTATCAATACGCGTTAGCGTTGACCAAAATCAACATAGGCCGTATACGCGGCAAATATAGCGGTACAAATCTGTTTGGTGGTGGTGCTCCCAATTATAGTGAGCTGTTGAGTGAAGGTAACACCGAGAAGGACAAACTGGAGACAAAACTATACGAAGGAGTACCTGGTTTCGGCGATGGACAACCGCCATTGTTCTTTGTAGGTTGATGTTATATCTATACAAAATATTTGTCTCCCGTGTTATTGATGGTGATACCATCGATGCGGAAATAGATCTTGGATTTGACATACGTATCAAGAAACGTATAAGATTACACGGAATTGACACACCTGAAGTCAGGACACGAGACAAAGATGAAAAAATACGAGGTATAGCTGCTAAGGAGAGATTACAACAAATGATAGACTGTTGTGACGGTACAATCTACATGAGATCTGTCGACAGAGGCAAATATGGTAGATGCATAGGCATATTATATGAAGCTAACATAGAGAGTGAGAGCATAAATGACAAACTGATAAATGAAGGTCATGCTGCACCATACAAATGAAAAAGAAACCATATAAGAAATACAAACAATTCCGGCAGGGTATATACAAGCCTGTAAATCCACACAAATATGACGGCGCCACATTTCCAAGATATTTGAGCAGTTGGGAGTTAAAATTTTTCAAGTGGTGTGACAGAAACCCTAACGTGATCAAATGGTCAAGCGAGAATGTATGTATACCCTACATCTCACCTGTAGACGGTAAGATGCACAGATACTATGTTGATAATGTGGTACATATAAAGGACGGTGAAAGCATGATCAAATATTTGATTGAGATCAAACCACACAAACAAACACAACCACCCAAATTGCATGGTAACAAGAAGCGTACAACTGTTGTGTATGAACAAGCAACCTGGAGTATCAATCAAGCGAAATGGGCAGCCGCTAAGACTTGGGCCGATAAAAACAAGTACATTTTTCAAATAGTAACTGAAAAAGATTTCAATCTATTCAAGTGATACAGTAGAAATCCCACGCTTTTAGATAAATAGTATGTAACAATGCATGCTAAACTATTAATAGAAACATCTGATCCTCAATCGTTTGAGTATATTATCGAGGAAAAAAATAGCAAAGAGGATCCATCAATCTACATCAAAGGACCATATGCGATGGCAGATGATGTGAACAAAAACAAAAGATCCTATTGCCCTAAAGAGATGGAAACAGAGGTTAAAAGATACACTGAACAAATGATCGACACCAAACGAGCATTAGGTGAATTGAACCACCCTACAAGTGCAGATGTCGATCTTGAACGTGCATGCCATCTAGTCACAGAACTTGTACCTAGTTCAGACAATTCAAACATCTATATAGGTAAATCAAAAGTGTTATCCACACCTAGCGGTTTGATCGTACAGTCACTGATCAAAGACGGTTGTAGTGTTGGTATGAGCACCAGATCCTTAGGTAAATTAGTACCAATGGAGGGTAGTGATGATGTGAGCCGAGTGAAGGACATGAGATTAGTAGCCATTGATTGTGTTGCGGATCCAAGTTTCGGTGAAGCATTTGTTAATGGTATACTTGAGAGTAAACAATATGTACTCAACAGATACGGTGACTATGTGGAAGCGTATGAAAATTTAGAGAAAGGTTTGAGCAATCTACCAAAAAGTGATGTTGAAGAATACATCAAAGAGAATGTTTTAAGCTTCTTGCAAGCGATGAGAAGTAAATAATTTTATGAAAAACGAAAACCATTCAAAATATATCGCCGGTTTTATTCGCAGTTTAGGTGAAAAAAACTATGCTGTGGCCAATAAAATGTTACAGAAAACTATAGAAAGTAAGTTAATTAATCGTTTAAATCGTCACAAAAACATAAATATATTTAAAAATGAGTGAAAACACAGTATCAGAACAACTTAAAAAAGTAGCTGCAGACGTCTTATCTGAAGAAACATTAGGTGAGATCGAGCAAGCATTCAATGAATCAGTTGCTAGCAAAGCAGATGAATTAGCTCAGTTGAGAGTTGAAAAAGCCTTGATTGAACAGGATGAAGAGCATGCGGTCAAGCTTGAGAAGCTATTAGAAGCAATTGACACAGACCACACCAACAAGCTCAAGCGTGTTGTTGAATCGATCGACAAGAGTCATGCTGAGAAGCTCAAAACGGTCATAGAGCGTTTTCGTGGAGAGATCGACCAAGACGCCAAAGTGTTCAAGGAAGGTCTTGTTACCAACATCAGTGATTATCTGGATTTATATGTTGAGAAACACATCCCAACTCATGACATTCAAGAAGCTGTGAAGAATCGTCATGCATTAAGCTTGTTAGAAAACTTACGCAAAGCGTTGAGTGTTGACAGCGCGATCACAAACGAACATGTACGTGAAGCGGTCATTGATGGCAAGAAGCAACTCGATGAAGCTAGCGCACGAGTCTCACACCTAAAGCAAGAGAACGAAACACTCAGAGAGAATTTAAATATCAAAGAAGCAAGTTTAACATTGGACAAGTTAACACAAGATCTACCAGCAAATAAAAAACGTCATTTACACAAGATGTTTGATGGTAAGAGTGTTGAGTTTATCAATGAGAACTTCGAATACACATTACAGATGTTTGAGAAATCAGAAGCGGACAAAGTTGACGCTCTTAAAGAACAAGCAACTGTATCTAAGAAAATTTCAGACCGTCCAGTCGGTGACAGCAAACGCGTTGTCAAAGAAAGTGTAGAGCAACAAATCGAACAAGTCGAGCCTGACAACAAGCAAGACAGAGGTTTGTTTGACAATTACATGGGAGAGCTAGGACGCTGGTAATGAATTTTGTTGAGGCATTATATGCCTGAGTTTAAAGGAACATTAGAAATATGTCACAGGTAAAACCATCACAATCATACATCGATCAAGAGCGCGCCAGCGTGCTTCTTGAGAAATGGGCTCCGGTTTTGGACTACAGTTCCGAGAACGTTAAAGCCATCACTGATGACCATTCTCGTTTGAACACCGCTATCCTCTTGGAAAACCAAGAGACGTGGTGCTTGAAAGAGAATTCATACGGTGGAGGAGCTCTCGGAAGTGCTGCTAGCTTTGGTGCACCTACCGCTCCAGGAGGACCTGGAGATGCGTACGCAACAGGCGACAGCCGTCTTCCCAAAATCTTGATCCCAATGATTCGTCGTACATTCCCTGAACTTATCACTAATGAGATCGTAGGCGTTCAACCCATGAGCGGTCCAGTAGGACTCGCTTTTGCTATGCGTTACAAGTACGAAACCGATAGCCTTGGTTCCACTGGAATCGACGGACACACTAGCGGTTCAACCACTACTGGTAACGACGGACAACCTCGTCAAAATGACGGTCTTGAAGCTGGATATCAAACACTTGACACCCGTTTCACCGGAGCTAGCTCCGCTGATTTAAACGGTGACTCAGGTCTCGGTATCGACTTCATTGACAATGACGCAGGTGTTGCAAAAGCACTCGCTGATTACGAACTTACCGGCAACATTCCACAGATGGTCGTTTCATTTGAAAAGACCGCTGTTGAAGCTGGAACTCGTAGATTAGCTGCTCGTTGGAGTGTGGAACTTGAGCAAGACCTCAAGAACATGAACGGTATTGATATCGACACTGAATTGACAAACGCTATGTCGTATGAAATTCAGGCTGAAATCGACCGTGAAATGCTCATGAGAATGGTTCAAGTTGCTGCCAACGCAGGCGCAGGCAAAGGTGTAAGTACCTGGAGCCCTGCAAGTGCTGACGGACGTTGGATGGCCGAGCGTAATCGTGACCTTTATGCCAAGATCATTGTTGAAGCGAATCGTATCGCTATCCGCAACCGTCGTGGTGCTGCTAACTTCTTAGTTGCTACACCTCGCGTATGCGCGATTCTTGAAATGCTCCCTGAGTTTCAGTGGATGCAAGTTCAAGGCAACGTGAATACCCAACCAGTGGGCATCGCTCGCGTGGGTAATCTCGGCGGAAGGTTCAACGTTTACCGCGACACACGTACAGAAGCTCAATACGAAAATGGTGATCGTACCAATCGTATGGAGTATATCCTCTTAGGCTATAAAGGTCCTGAGTTTTACGACACAGGTATCATTTACTGCCCATACATCCCAGTGATGGTACAGAGGACTGTTGGTCCTAATGATTTTGCTCCACGCGTTGGTCTTTTGACCCGTTATGGTGTTGTTGACAACATCTTTGGTGCAGATCTTTACTACCATGTTATCGTTGTGAAGAATCTCGGTGAGTCGTTCGCACCCGGCACTCAGTCGGTGTACTTCTAATCATTAGATAGATAGTCTCAATAGAGCCGTTGAAATGATATATACGGCGATAAAATATTTTTTTCGACTCTTACAGGTGATGCTGAAGAGTCGTTTTTTTGTCTATATTGCAGATAGATTGTCGTGAATTCTGAACGAATCCTCATCACGATGATATGTACTCGCCTCAATCAGCGTCACAGGACCATCATGTGCAATCAACATGTGCGGTTGACCTTGCTCTATTTCATATGTATCACCCACATTTAAATACACTGTACTACCTTCTCCAGTAGATGTGTCAATTAGCTCAAGACGTAGTCTACCTATTATGATGTAGAACACCTCATGCTTGACTAGATGATAATGCATCGATGTGTGTTTATCTTTGTCAATAAACAATTCTTTACCACAATAATTCTCACGCTCGTTGTTCGCGAACCACTTTTCATGTCCCCATCTCTTCTCAACAAGCTTGGATGTTTTCTTGCTCTTGATCATTGTTTAGCAGTCTTCACATGCATTGCATTTGGATTGATCAGATCACTACACTCTTGTTGAATCACATAATGATTTGATGCTCTGACCGGGTTGATATCGATTCCACCACGTCTAGCATACAAACATGTCACGCACAATTGTGTTGGTGATAATACGTCATGAATACGTTTGTAGATGGTCTCGCATATCTCTTCATGGAAATGACATTCATCGCGAAACGACACGATGTACTTCAACAAGCTCTCCGGAGTAATTTGATTATGACCTTGATACATGATATAAACATCACCCCAATCCGGTTGACTTGTTACACGACAATTGCTTTTGAGCAACGCACTATGCCATCTACACGTTCTACTCTTGTCCCACATGCTGTAATCACAACCACCACACCCGGTGTCTTCTATTTCTAGTAACTCTGGTGATTCGCTGTATATGTCCAGCTTCATCTCAGTAAGATATTCCGGTTCGAATGTAGATTCTAATGTAGTATATTTGCCCCGATCTAACACACTGTCTCCCGTGGCTATTAGATCTGCAGGATATGTCTTGACAACTACGTCAGTCTCTAACAATTCACTCAAATCCTTTGATGATGTCTGATCAACATGATCAAGCACTTGTTGTGGTGTGTCGCCACACTTGTACATGTTGAACGAGTTGAAGTACAATTTGATACTCTTGCTCTCAACAATGTATTTGCTGTTACATGGATAAATGACTTTGGCTACACCTGCAACAGGTAGACCGTTATTGGTCAACGCACTCACTTCGTATGCATTCCATGTATCATATCCAACAAATGGTAAAGACTCATCTTTGATGTCAAGATGTCTACGATTGTTTATCCTAGGTTCATTCACTAGTAGTTTTGGATCATATTGATCCTTGTACTCTGACGTTTGACCTAAATGTTTACTAATTCTACTGTTGTCTAATGTTTTATTGCTCATTGTTTATTAAAGTTTTTATTTGATACATTCGTTGTTCAGGCGTGCCGGACAGTTTAACTACCTTGTGTCTCCATGTGTTTTTACCAGGTACAAACATCGTGCTGTTGAACAATTTATCGTATATGCCAATTATTTCATCTCTGAATTGTTTGTTGATGCTACGACCACCATCATCCTCCATTGGAATGTGATCCGGACAGGTGTACAATATATGATTCAAACGCTCTCCTAACATTGAGAGCAAACAGCTAGCATGATTCAACACCCATCCACTGACCCTGCCTTGTTCGAATAACCATCTTGTATACACATATCCATCAAGTATGCATCTGTCTAAAATCCAATTCTCGTCATCAGGTATAACATGATTGACAAGATGTTCTTTCAGAATGAAGAGCTGTGTCAAATCATCACCTTGTTCGTTTATCACACGACCCATTCTCCCCACTTTACGAGTGACTTCATCAACAAAATTGTAATTGCTGAACGTATTTTTACACATGTTCAGCATTGTTGTTTTACCTGTGCATTGTGCACCTGTGAATCCAATCAACATAATCTACATTATATCCTATTCAAGACAGATTGTCAACTAATCTTTTGGAAATTTGATACGATCATCCATTTGACGCTCGAGAGGGAATGCATCCACATCATGTGCCTTCCTCTCCGCGTGCATAGCACACAACATGTTCCACACAACTGCAGCAGCATGATCTTCTGTATCATCACCTCGCCACCATGCTTCCAAGTGTCTGTGCATGCAATCGAAGTACGCGCTCAATGGCATCCCTTTCATCCAGTTGTTTTCTCCATATTTTTCTACACCATCAAGGTATCTCTTCATCACACGCTTCAACTCTTGTTGAGGCATGAGGCTCATTCGTAGTTTACCTTCAGCGGTGTCGCGCTGTGCTCCGGTGGAGAATTTTCGATTATTATCGTTTTCTTTCTGACTCATTTTGTTCAAATGTGTATTTCCGATATTTTGTTAAATATGTAGATAAACTGCAAAATATGGCCATCGTGACAGAAAAGATAGCGAAGTATGAGCCATCAAAAGCCAAACTTATGGCGCATAACATGTTAATCACACAACCAACATATAATAATCGTCCCCCTAGATTGAGATCCATCCATGATTTCATTTAGCTACAATCTTCGGACCAAATTTATGCCAAAGATCCACTTCACATAATGTTAATCTTTTGTTTGTTGAGACAAACCGCTTGAGACCACCAGTTAGATTACGTTTTCTCTCAAGACCACGTTTGTGTATTTCCACACAATCAATCATGTCAGTACCATTGTAGCCATTTTCATATGAGGTTGATGACAATCCATCCGGGTGATGAAAACCTATGATCACACCATATTTTTTTACTCCAGTGCTCTTTTGCATCACCACATCACCAATAGTGAAATCATCATATGATTTGAATTTAAAATTCTCATCTACGAGCTTACATGCTGACAAATTTATCTTTCTGATTCGAAAACCACCTTGACCACGCATCAACGGTCGGAGTCTTTTATCATACATTATAACCTCGACTTTGTCACCATCTGACAATATGCTGTAAACTTCACCTACATATTGTTTACGATCGATCTTGTATTTAACTACGCTCCCCACGGTAATTTCACCGTCTCTATCTAATTTGAGTAATCTTATATTCATGTTTATATCGTTTTATGTTAGAAATTGTTCCCATAAATCTAACGCCATCGATGATAAACTGCAACTTAATTGTTTCTCGCTATGAAAATCGTTGAATGTTGACACTTGAGCAAGAACTTTACCTTCATCAACACCAGGAGACACCTCGTGTATCACACAACCAATCTCGCGATATGTCTTTTGCTGTTCATTGAATGCACGTGTCTGTGGATCAGCACCCTTTAGTTCCGGATACTTGGTGATCAACCCGGGATGTAAATTGTACAGTTTGAAACTATCACATATGGTGGCCGGTACAATTCTCATCCATCCATGCAATGTCACAACACTGTCCGGATCTTTTATCAGACGATCGTAGTCTTGCTCATCTGGTGTGCTCTTGGTATACACAATATCAATGCTGTTATTATCCACCATGCGCATCAGATCCTCGCTTATTGTTTTATCTCCTGGAGGTTTGTTGACCACCACTCGATCCGGTACACGATTCACTCTGCAGCTCAAGTTGTAAATCTCTGCTCCCGTGTGACTGAAAAACGTCACCCATCTTTTGTCCTTGTCTAGAATCATCTTCTCAGTATTTTTTTAAACATTGTTGTGTTGTGTTGTAATATTTCAAATTGTTTGTCTGTGAACTCATGGTCTATTAGATCAGCCAGCATGGTTTTAGGTTTGTATTGCAAGCCTTGATCATCAATATATCTACTGTCATGAATAGCGGCAACTATCGGGTTACTGGTGTCAACACTCTTGATGTTGTATATGTTGTTGTCAACATAGTATCTAAACTCTTTGGCTAGACTACACCCTAACAAATGATGTGGCTTGTCCCAGCACCAGTAACCTTCATCGATCAGATGTCTGATGAAGCGTTTCCGGCCAGAGCACCATTTTTGTAGTGTCGGATCCGCTACATCGTTGTCAACCAACCCGGTTGCAAGATAGTAGCTATAATCAAAACTGATCGCGATAATATCAGCATTGTCTTTGATATAATTGTAACAGCGCACCAGCTCATTCCAGCTCTTTCCCTGAACCACACCAATTCTCAAAGCGTTCGAATCAACATCATGTTCTCTTGTCCATGTCTTCCATTTGTCTATTGTACCAGCTGCATCTTCCAACACATCAGGTACAATATAGTAATCCGGATCCAATTTGTCAATCCATTGCGCATATTTGTCACCATCAAAGCTTTTGCCTAGTTCAAAGATGCTGTTGTCCAACAACACAGGACATCTGTTTGTATCAGTTAAATTTTTGTAAAAATTATAATATTTGGTGTTCGTCTCGAACAGATGCACCAGAGCATATGCATAATCATTGTATTCTAAACTCTCATTCAAAATGGAAACCGGACTTTCGTGTGACACTTCAATTAACATACCATTATTATAAATACAAATGTTGCAAATGTCAACGACATTGTTTAACATAAATATATATGATGAGTCAACAACAAGAATTATCACCAGCTTCACGACAAGTGATGAGCCGAGCGAAAGCTCTAGCGCGTCACTACATGCATGAGTTCATAACAACCGAACATGTGTTGCTCAGCATACTGGAATGCGACAAGCCATGCAGAGGTATCGAGATAATACAGGATCTGGAAGTGGACATCAAGGAGTTCTCTAGTTTTGTGATGAGTAATCTGAGCAAATACAAAGGTGATAAGAAACCAGAGCTGAAAGACATCGAACCATCAGCTAGAGTGTTGAAAGTGATAACATACGCAGGTGCAATTGCTGATGAGATGGAAGCGGACATGATTCTGGTGGATCATCTGTTGTTGAGCATCCTTGTGAGTGACGCAGGTTCAGGTAACAACTTGTTTAGATTGAAGAATATCGATGTCAACTTGTTGTATGAGATGATATACATTGAGATATTACCCAAGAAACGCAAACGTAAACAAAACAACACACCGGAAGAAGCTGACATCGCTGAGCGTGAATCACCTGCAGGCATGTACCTGTCCGGAGATCAACCAGAAGAAGAACCCACCATACTCGACAAAGTAGCAGTGAACATGACACATCGCGCATTGACTGGTGAGTTGGATCCTGTGATTGGTAGAGACTTTGAAACTGAGAACGTGATTCAGATATTGTCACGTAGAACAAAGAACAATCCTGTGCTGATAGGCGAGCCAGGTGTCGGTAAAACAGCTGTTGTCGAATGTTTAGCACAACGAGTCGCACAAAATGATGTGCCAATGAAATTGAGAAACAAGCAAATATACTCTCTTGATGTGGCTCAACTCGTAGCAGGAACCATGTATCGCGGACAATTTGAAGAACGATTGAAAGAGGTGATCAATCATGTGCAATCACGTGACGATGTGATCATATTCATCGATGAGATACACATGATTGTCGGTGCCGGGGCAGGAACCAGCACCATGGATGTGAGCAACATACTCAAACCAGCGTTGGCGCGTGGTGAGTTCAGTTGCATTGGTGCAACAACTCTGCAAGAATACAAAGAGAGCATCGAATCAGATGGAGCTCTTGACAGAAGATTTCAAACCGTGTATGTGGATGAACCAGATGACACTGAGACAATGAACATTCTCAAGGGTATCAAACACAAATATGAACAGTATCACAATGTCAAGTACAACGCTCAAGTGTTGGACGAGATAATAAGATGTTGTTCACGTTACATGCATGACAAAAAATTTCCAGACAAAGCCATTGATGTGCTAGATGAACTAGGAGCACGCGTGAGTGTCAAACAATATCACTCGGACAGCAGCTTCAGAGACACCATCAAACATGTGCAAAGCGTGATTGGTCGCAAGGAACGTGCAGTGGAAACACAGCAATTTGACCTGGCGTTGTCACATAGAGAAACAGAACATGAACTCATATCACAACTCGAGTACATGATTGACGAGAGAAACAGACTGGAACAACAACACATGAAACCCTCGAGAATCACTTGTGACCAGGTACGTGAGTTGGTATCCGATAAAACCGGCATCCCTGTTATTAGCATAGGAGACGATGAAGCAACACGTGTTAGCAGCTTGGAGAGACGGGTGAACAAACTGGTGTTAGGTCAAGATTCCGGTGTGAACAAGATTTGCGGAGCCATCAAACGCAGCAGAGCCGGTGTGAGTGACCCGGACAAACCCATATGTTCGTTGTTGTTTCTTGGACCAACCGGTGTGGGTAAAACACATCTGGCCAGAACACTTGCGGATGAGATGTTCGATGGTGACAATTTCAAACAATTCGACATGAGCGAGTACAGTGAGAGTCACAGCATCAGCAAATTGATCGGAAGTCCTCCTGGTTATGTGGGTTATGGAGAAGGTGGCAGACTCACGGAATTTGTGAGGCACAACCCATATTGCGTGTTGTTGTTTGACGAGATAGAAAAAGCTCATTCAGACGTGTTACAAGTGTTTCTGCAATTGTTAGAGTATGGTCACGTGACAGACAGTGACGGTATAGAAGTGAATTTCAAAAACACAATCGTGATCATGACCAGCAACATTGGTGCTCATCGATTCGGTAAAAAGCCCACCGTGGGATTTCAACAAACCTCAGTGGAAGATCCTGTGATCGAGGAGCTGAAAAAACAATACGCACCAGAATTTATCAACAGAATAGATGAACTGGTGGTGTTTGACAAACTGACCAAGCAACACATGTTACATGTGACCAAACACATGCTCAACACTTTGAAAACAAACATTCGTAAGAATGCGAAAAAACGTTTGATCATAACTAATCAAGTGTCAGAACTACTGGCCAGTCGATTGACCGACATGGATCTTGGTGCTCGACCCATGAGACGCATGATAACCGACATGATCGAAACACCATTAGCAGACAAGATAATAGACAATCACGATCACAAACAATATACCATCGATGTGCGTGATGATCAAGTGATCATTCTACCAACCTCTTGATCTCCTGAGCACATTCCCACGACACCAGGCTCACCAGCCGGTCCAGACCATCCAGTGTCAACGTGTCATGATTCACACCTGATTGGTAAAACTCTTTGATTGTCAAGTACAGTCGTTGCTCTTTGTAACAATCCACCATGTGTTCCATGTCTGTTGTTTGAGAATTGATCATCACTTGTTCATAACACACTGGACAGTGCATCTGCTCTTGTTGCATGTTGTGTAAATATTGATCAACATAATCTTTGAACGTCAAAGTGAATTGCATCGCCTAAGTACTTATATGGGACCCATACTAAACACAATAATAGGTGCCGGGATCAAGATCGGCGTGAACTGGATAAATGCTTGGATCGAGCAAAAAAGAATGGATCAGATGATGCTCGCGGCACGTGATGACAAGATGATGGACGCGTTGCTTGCCAATCAACAAGCACAAGCCAAAGACCCGTTCGTGAAGGCCACAAGACGTGTGTTGTTCATGAGCATCACGTTCACGTTGTGTTTTCTGATGATCTATTACGCGCTCAACCCGGGGATCACATATGACGTGATCGTGCCCAAGGGTGACAACGCCAGATGGGGTCTGTTCACCTGGGTGTTCGGTGGCAAGGATTGGGAGCTGGTTCAGATGACCGGCGGATTGTTGCTCACCAGTTTTTTCGATCTATGTTTCATGGTCGTTGGATTTTACGCCGTGCCTAGCAAAAGAAGATGACAACCAAACGAGTCAAACAGATATGCTGGAGTTGTGCGTTTTTCGTCACACTGGGAGTGTTTGTGTTGTGGTTGCTCACGAGTTGCATCAACACCGACATGAAAGACATGAAAAACATACCACCTGTGGAATACACCACACCCGAGCCACACAAACACAATTTGACCAGAAGTGACATAGGTTATCACTTTTCCAAACAACGTGGCAAGAACAGTGTGAGAATACTGGTGCCTGAAGACGTACAAGTGCTCATGTTGGACTCAAACTTCAAAGAGGTTGATTATTTCTGGTATCGAAAGTTCAACAACTGGTTCGCCAAATTGAAACACGACAACGGCATCATGCCCTCCAACAATCAGAACATGGATTGTGACAATTTTGCCATGTTGTACAAATCGTTGGCCGGTGTGGCAAGCTACAAGGCTGGTGTGGATCATGAACCAGCGGTTGCCGTGATGCTAGTGTATCAACAACATGAGTTCGGTGGTGTGTCTGGTGGATCATTGCACATGGTGAATCTGGTGTTCACCAGTCAAGGATGGTACGTGTTCGAACCACAGTCTGGTGAGGCTTGCTTGTTGGAGCACTATCCCAATCAAGAGTACGTGCGATTGTTAATTTTCTGATCAACAAAAGATCACGATCAACAACACCAACAACAAACGTGACATGTGTTACTTCTCTTTGGTGGCTCCAAACACCACCACAAGCTTGGCGATCACCGCTTCCCCGTCTCCTAGATCCACCGGTGGTTTGACCGGCATGGTGATGTTGTTAGCGTCATCAAACACGTCATCATCACCGTACCCGTAATCTCCATAGATGTCATCACCAGTGGCATCCGCGTCAATCACCAGATCGTCTGACACCTCAGGTTCAGGTGGTGGTGTCCAGTCATCGGCTTCCACCTTGTAAATGTCGCTGAAGATCACGTACAGCAATTGTTTGGTGGCTTGTTGTGATTTGGTACGTGCCACAAAATCGATTATGTCCGCTTTGGTGAACTTGCCATGCAACGTGCCCACCGGATTCTTGATGCTCGAGTAACACTTGTGAGGTATGTACTCGTTTGCCAATGTGGCACAGTCACGAATCACATAATAAGCGGATTTCTTGCGTATGTCCACTCCGGTGTCCGGTTTGACCATGGCCACGCTGCTGGGTTTCAACAGGTTGCGTTCAGGTATCTTGCTGGTCTCTAGTATCTTCTTCTCGAAATTCATCGTGATTATTTAGTCTTGGTGCTCTTGGAGGCACGTCTGGTGGTGGTTTTCTTGCTGGTGTCACACGTGCATCGTTCCACCAGCTCCACGAGCTGTTGCAACACTTGATCCTGTTGATCCAGCCGCTCCACAACAGCCGACAAAGCGCCGGATCGCTCCTGCAACCTGAGCATCATCTGCTGATTCTGGTCCTGTAGCTCATCACGTTCGCGTTTAAGTCGGTCAATTTCTGAGTACATAGCATTGACTTTTCTGATCTCCCAATCTTTCATATACAATTATTTATACCAAGTAGCGCCGAAGGCGCTAAAAAAATTTGAGCCGCAGGCTCCCGCCTCCGCCGTTGCCGTGCAGAACCGTTGAGAGCCGTGTGCAAACCGTGTCACCGATCAGGCCATTGGCCAGAGTCTAGCCAGTGGTCAGCATCCGGATCACGTTGCACGCCCAGAAAATCCTGTTCCACATCAAGCCAGTCATCTGTGGCTGATGCGCTCACCGGTGGTGTTTGCGAGTCACTCACAGGTGGTGAATCAGGTGTGGTTTCACGTCGTCTGCTGATCAACCAACATGTCACGAACGTCACGATCATCACCAGCATCACTGCCGTGAATGCCCAGGTGGCACGAGTGACTGGTGTGTGTATCATGGTGAGCTCCTGAGAGTCTAGATGTCCGTCCTGATTCTGGTCTATCTGATCTATAGAGATTGGGGAGCGTGTGGGTGTGTTGACAGGTGTGGGATTTTTTTGCTGCTGCGCAGGGCCAGTATGATTCCGTGCACAACTGCAACACATGCAAACACACATGATCAGACCCAGTACCAAAGTCCAATGCTTGGCCCGTGTCATGTTGTGTGATGTTTGGTTCATGTTGATGTTATTTACTCGAGTGTCACTCGATGTCAACCGCATGTGGTCCACATGTGCAACACTCGGGAGATTGTGTAACTCAACACACACCACCAGCACAGTTCCAACATGGCCAACGCTTGTTCAATAATTTTGTTCCACATGTGTTTATATAGTCTGAACACACCCCATATTGGCAAACGGCACGGGATTTTGCGAAAAAATTTGGAGCATGGGTTCTCCCGTTAACGTGTGTTTCACACTCCATATATCGTTTCTCGCACGCCTGGGTTCTAGATCCCCCGGGGGTGCTGAGACCACCACTCCGTCTCTGAGACCACCACACATGAAGAGACAGGGGCGGTGAAAAACACACCCCTGTCTCGGATCAGTTATGGAATGGAAAGTTATTCGGCGTCTGGAAAGCAAACAACTCCTGATTCAGCCTCTGCCAGCTCGCCTCGCAGATTGCTCAGTTGTACTGACAGCTTTTGAACGCGTTGAGTCAAGTATGCCACTCTACGTGCATCACGACCAGGAGCAGCCTCTCTACTAACATATGTGGTTCTGAATGTGTCGATGTTGCCGTTGTATTTACGATTGATAAGATTGAACAGATACTTGTGATAGAAGCTTTTGAGTTTGCCAGTCTTGACACATTGCACCTTGTAATTGTTCAGATCTATTTGTACATCTCGACCTGCGGCGTTTTCGAGAGTGTAGAATTGTTTTGCTCGGCGAGTTTTTTTCAATTGTTTTTCCATAACTTTGATTGTGTGTTTGTTGTTACTAATGATTAAAATGTTATTGTATGCTCCTTTTGAGAAACGCGCAACTTGTCAACTCATGAGAAGTTCACCGTGCTGCGGCATGCGGCGGATGGTGTATGGACTGTGTTGCGTGGCTCGATCCAATCCGCTCTCTAGATTCTGAACGAATCTGATGGCTGTTTGCATATCCTGCGCGTTGATGACAAGGGTTCCGTTGTTCAATATTTGATACATGTGTTGATTGTATGATGTTTTGTTTGAAAGCGCAACTAAGCAACCAGCGTCATTTTGAGTGTGGCAGCGTCTGTTCTGCTGCTGATCCACTCCAGCGCCAGGTTCCAGCTTGGTGTGCGGTGAATTGTGATGTTGTTTTTCTTGATATGATACATGTGATTGATTGTGATTGTGATTGTGATTGATTGTTTCAGAACGTGCCACTTTGACACCCAGCATGAATCCCATGAGCAGCCACACCAGTTTCATGCCGATTCGGCACGTGAGTCGCAACATGCACCAGATCATCCGTGCTGCTGTTCGAAACGTTGCTGACGTTCCGGTGTGTCCGGCGGGCACATGCCGCAATCTTCAGCTTGTTCCTTCAGATCTAAAAATGCATCCATCATCTTGAGTCCGTACGTTCCCAGATTGTCATGCATGTGCGTTTCCAGTTGTTCCCATATGTTGTTGTCTTGATCCATATTATGATAGTAGTGGTTTCCGGGCTGATGCGCAACTTATTTGTACAGAATGTCTGAGAACAGATGATTCAAACTGTCTCGCAGATCCTCATGAACAGCAATTCTTATGCCTTCCTCACCATACTCCTCAAGATCTCCTGATCTCTTCAGATCCTCTCTCATTTCATCTTCCATTCGCTTGATCAATTCTTTTAACTTATCCATAACATCAGTATATGCTCTTGATTCAGAATGAGCAACTTAATTTTCAACCGTGTGCATTCTGCAACACGTGTGCATGCACACGTGTTTTTTTAGTTGCTGTTTCTGTAGCACATGCGAATCATCAACTGACCCGGGTCCACTCCCGGCATCATCCTCCTCGTGCTGCAGTGGATCTGATAATCAGCTGGAGCTCCGTCACCACTACAATTGCGTCAACGGTGCACCACCAGGTTCGTCCGGTCCCACGATGTGTATGTCATCCACCTCACCATCATGATCATGCCGCACCATCAGAGTCACACAAGCCACACCATGGTTCATGTAGTTCACGTCATGGGTCTCGAACAGACACTCGATCAACGTGTTGTGTGTGGCATCAGGCAGCCGCAACTCATGCATTCGATCACGTAGTCGTAGGTATGGCTCGAAACCCACATACTCGCCCAGTCGCAAGCTGTCCGCGTCCCAACACCACGCGTGATTCGCAGGAGTGAGCCACTCGCCACCGGCATCATCCGGATCAGGCCAGGGATCTTTGTCATCATTGATCATATGTTACATGGTAGTTGCTTCACACCAAACAGGCAACTTTGCTTCAGGTCTGCCAGGGCATGCCAAGGGAGAACAACTGGGTTACCGGATATACTAGTATTCACGTAGTTTCTATTGCTCTCAAAGGCTCCCAAGGTT